ACTACTTTCCCAAGCAATCCTTAACTAATAGAACAAAATAACAAGACTAACACATCAAATTATTTTATCAAATGGAACAATAAATTATCTTGTTCTAATAACTTTGCTAATTTTTCTTCAATAGCCGTACAATAAAAGAAAGCAATCTTTATTCCCAAAGAATTCGCAGCCTTATGCCATGCTTCAGAAAGAGCCTTAAACCTTTTATCACTCGTATATAGATCGTAGCAATTTAGGCAAATACAATAGCATTTCATATCACTATCCTTATAACAGTAAGATATAATGCCGTCTTTCATCCCGTCTACCGTCCGAAGAATGCCTAAAAGGAAATTCTCAATCTTGTTCATCTTTTGTAAGCATTGCTAAACGTTCTGAAAGAAGATTCAAGTGAACCTTTTCATCCGCCAAGAGTTTTGAAGTTAACTGCATTGCTACTTTCATAGTGCGGGTAAATGTACCGTTGGCGGCTTCGGTAATCTTATTTTGAATAGACTCATAGACTTTGATAGTCTTTTCTTCCGATTCAATGGCAATCTTCAAGGCTTCCTCTACGCTACCGCCTACGGCAACGGACGAGTTATTCCAACGTTGATCTATCTTGCCGCCTAACTTCCGTATGAAATCTGAAAGTTTATCGTAGTGCTTCATTTCAGTCATACCGATACCCAACATAAGTTCTCCTACGTCCTCAAACGTAGCTTCTTGGGTGACGTACATATTTATTGCTGTAAGTTCTGAAAAATCCGTTACGCCATTATGAATACCATAGAACCATTCCGCTGGTACTCCATCGTCCGGCTTTACACCCGCATATTCCGGATATTCAACGTTTGGGTCAGAATAACGCATAGCATTTACCAAACCATCTGTAAGATCGTCAAGTTGATTTTTGCTCAACGGCTTCATTTTCGCAAAGTCTTTCATATTTTCTCGTTATTTACGAATTTGACTAACTTTTCAGAAACTGCTAAAGCCTCATCAACATCTTTGATTCTTAAATCACATACGGCTATTTCTAAACAGCGCAAACGTAAGTCTCTAACTGATTTAGCCATTTCAAAAGTTCCTTGCAACTTTTCACTATCATTCATAATAAAAACCTCCCTTATTTCATTGCCGGAATGACCAAAACCTCCCGCACCTCATTCTGTATCAGTCATTTCACTGACATCAGAAACTTCGATAATTTCCTCGACTTTCGCATACGGAGCGAAGACAATCTGAGCAACTCTGTCGCCATTTTCGATTGTCTGTGGTTCTGTTGACAGGTTAATCAATGGAACACCTACTTCCCCACGATAGTCAGCGTCAATCGTACCCGGCGCGTTAAGGCAAGTAATACCTTTCTTCAAAGCCAAACCGCTACGAGGACGACACTGTACTTCAACGTTCTCCGGCAGTTGCATGTAAAGTCCTGTATGAATCATGCGCCGTTCTCCCGGTTCTAATGAAAAATCCTCAGCAGCCTTTATATCCGCTCCAGAACTCTGAGCGGTGGCGTAAACGGGCAATTCTCCGCCCTCCTTAACAATGATTTTAATCTTAACCGTTTTACGGAATTCATAGAAGTTTTCAACGAAAATTTGATTAAACTGATCGACTGTAGGACGGTATAACAAATCGGTTAACCTTTCAATATCTCCTCCTAAATCTTTAGCGATATTCTCAGCAAAACTCCGGAATTCGGATTCTGATAAATTCCGTTCCCGAATCAATTTCGCCAACTCTTTTACGCCAATAGATTTTTAACAAAATGTTGTTTTACGAGTTCTCCGGAATTTTCGTCAATCATGAATACGGGTATATCGCGTTTGATAGCCATCCGCAATTCCGTCTCCACTCCGCCTTTAATCTCTCCAAGAAATACTGAGATGCCGTCATTTTGCTCGATATAATCAAACATACGTTCCCGATAAAAATCCAACTCGCTGCTTTTCTCCAATCCCGGATTCCAGCCGTTTTGTTCCATTTCGATATGATCGTAAAGATCGTGGAACGCTTCGTGAATAGAATTATCAAAATCATTTTCAATAACTTCTTCTTCCGGCAAGAAACAATGATGTAATTCAATTTTTGAGTCCTTTGGTAAATGATAAATGTACTTTTTAAGGGCTGTTTCGAATTCTCCTACTAACTTCTTTACATCTTGATCTTTTGGAGTAAAATGTAAACTTACTACTAATTTTTTCTTCTTTTCCATTTTTTACAATTGTTAATTAATGATTACTTTTTAAGTAAACCTTGCTAATCCAGTCTATAAATGACTTCAATGGAGATATTTCTTGCGCATAAACAGACGTATTGCAAGTGCAATTAAAAATCTCCTTATCTCCTATTTTAACCGTCCGCCTTATTATAGTCGTTTCGGAATCAGAAGTAGGTTTTTCAGATTTGTTATTGAATACTTTTTCTTAATCTTCCTAATAAATAACCTTGAGGAATACCATTATCAATATTTACAAATTTCTCCTGCTCCCCGTCATTTATCCATTTTCGTCCCTTGTATTGTTTCTTCTTAATTTCAGACATCTTTTTTTTGCTTTCTTCGGAATGCTTTCTTCCAAAATTAGGATTATTTTCTTTTGAAAATTTACCTTTCATAGCAATAGATTGTTTTATTTTTTGTTCTTCTGACACAGGCTTTCCTTTATTTGGAGCAGGTCTGCCTAAAGCTTTTAATCTCATCTTTTTTTTGCTTTCTTCGGAATGCTTTCTTCCAAGAAAAGTTGGTTTATGAGTTTTGTAATACTCTTTCATAATCTCTGATTGACGTTTCCTATATTCTGGATCGGATGTGGTTTTTCTATTTACTTCAATCATTTTCTTTCTTACGCTCGGATAATTAGCTGGGTTTTTATTTCCGCAAACTTTGCTTGGACCAATTATTTGATTATATCCTATTTTACGATCAAGTTTTGGGTTATACTTTAACGTGTAATAAGTTTCGTACCCATTCAATTGATTTATGTTAAAAAAAACCTTTAATATCTTACGTTTGAAATTTTCTCTCCCATACTTCTTGATAGCTTTCTCCATTAATGTTCCGCTTCCTAAATACGTAGCGTTCCATTTCTTATTACCCGATAAAATATGTTGACCAACGTATATCTTACCGTTGATAATATTAGTAGTTAAATAAACAAATCCTATTGGTTTCATAATTCATTGTAATATTTAACTACTAAATACTTGGGTTGGCGATTGACTTAGAGAAAGGCATATTTAAATCCCGTAGTTATAAGATTTGCCCCTAATTTAGCTAACCAAAAACTGGATGATATATCATCGTGGTCTCCTACGCTCTGCAATCCCTTATCCGTAAATGCTACCGAACCTAAATCAGAAAAAATTAAATCTTTAACATTACGTGAATAATCATCTCCCACGGGTATATGTATTTTGCCTCTTTCGAAATCGGCAGATAAACCCGGCCATCCGTTCTTGAGATCATACTTATCTATTCCCGTAGTATGCCCTACAACTGGGAGTCCTTGACGATCTGCTTCTTGGACAAATATCTGCTGGAAAGTGTTCTGCTCCAATATCATAGAATCTGGTCTAAACCTTGCATTAATCCCTCTTAACATCTGTATTTGTTCATTATAAGTCATCCCCTTTTGACGGTGGAAGTTCAACAACCAGCGTTCTCCGGTCTCATCATCCACTCCCCAAGTCGTAAATACGGTATAGTCGCTTCCTACGTTTGCCGATATAGCAAAGTCGCAACCCACTACTACTTTATTAAACTTAATCGGGAAATCATCCCTATTTCTCACCAATACATAATTTTCCATACGTACCAAGGAACGTTCCAAAACCTTTAACGGGAAGATAGACGCTTCATTCGTAATAGGTCTACAAAGGTTCTCCCGGCTGAAAATGATATTTCCTTGCGTAGCTCTCTTATCCAGAAGATCGAAGAAACTCCAACGGTGTGGCCAAAGTATTCGCCCGTCTGGGAAGATAGCCGGATATTCAATAACAAACCAACCTTTCTTAGTTTTCAAGTCTCCGTAAAGATCGCTTGCGTGAAACGGCGTTCCCACTACTACGATTTGACCACCCGGTACGAGCATGTTCATGATTACGGAATGAAAATAGTCAATGCTCTTCTGCCTTTGTAATTGACTGTATATGACGTTATCTTTCAGTCCATCATCTACTACTATCCAGAACGGGTGAGCACCACGTACAGAGCTTCCAAAACCCTTACACGTCAATCTCGCACCATTCTTACATACTATATTCGTACTCGCCCACGCTCCAACGGCTCTCGTATCCGGGAAAAGACGCTCTCTCAATACATCATTCCCCTCAATCGTACCCTTAAGTATTTCCATGAGGTCTACCGACTGCTGAAGTGAGAAAGAGAATAGATACCCACGGTTGGAATTCGAACGCGTAGGACGGGCAGAAAAATGACTTCCACGGGGTTTAGAATATCCATATAATTTCCAAGCGGCGTATGCGTTGGAGAAGTAATAAGAATTATGAGTTACCGTTCCATCTCCTAATAAAAATCTATGATCACCGTCCGTAGTTATTGAAACGTACTCCCCACGTCCTACGTCAGTAATCTTTATAGAAGAAACAACGCTTGGAGTTATCCCGTCAATCGTACCCCAATCTTTATTTGAAGTTTTTTCTTCCCAATTGTAAATCATCTTTTTCCGGGGAATCTTAACGGGTATTTGATCGATTTTTCCTGATATTGAAACTCCCCACCATTCGTACATCCTCTTAAGTTGCTTATTGAACTTCTCCCCTCCGGAAAGATAAGTTCTAAACCCTAAACTATCAGCAAGTCTTTTTACATCTTCAACTAAACGTTTATTGATGTTACCAAAGTGATATCCGTTACACCATAAATCTCCATCCGAATCTAAAAGTCCTGCAAGCAATTGTAGCCGGACGGCTTTAGAATTATGTAAATAAACATGCGGTATATGTTTATTGTAAAGAAGATTATACCCCTTTAAATACAAATTGAGTTTATTCTTAGTTTTACAAGATATGACTTTTCTTCTTATATTAGACAAAAAACCTTTTCTTGAAGTTGTCATGTCGAGTCTTTCCGCATATTCATCTAAATATTCCACAACTTCCAAATCTTCCGTAGTTATTTTTTGATTGTTTGAATTTCCATCTCCTAACCAATAACCCAAAAAATAAGGTTCTATCAAAACTTTTCGTTCCGGCGCTTCCCAAGAGACCTTGAACGTTCTTATTCTCTCTTTTATGAAATTTTCAGAATAAGACAAAAGAGTTGGCATATCAATATCTACAATATGCTTTTCATGATCTTCCAAGCAATTACCTCTTTTGTCTATTCTTATGCAAGTATTTATGTGACGACTGTTAACTGTGTAGCTATCTCCCTTGCTTTGATCAATTCTGTACATATGATCATCCCAACCTCTATGAACAGCGGTGACTTTACGTGGAGTGGAATCTACCCCCATTAGTAAATCTCCAACTTTAATTTCTTCGACTTTTTTTATGCGTCCATCAAACATTAAAACTGGAGTGCCGACTGCTTCGCACTTTCCGTGGTCGCGCGCCGCTTCTATACAAAGTTTCTTATGTCTATGTACGAGATCACCCCATTCTATGTGGTGCCAAGAGAGTTGAAAATCCGGTAAAACCGAAGTAATGAAATACGTCAAATTATGAGTTCTTAAAGTCTCTTCGATAGACTCCGATAGCCGCTCAGTATATTTAGGCGCAAAATCCACGTCAGTTTTGCCCGTATACATCACTTCAAACGTATCCCGAACTAAGTTATCAATAACGAAATCTAAATCACCCTCTGATCCTAAAAGCAGTTCATTTATTCCTCTTTCGTCCAAACCCTCTATTATTTCATCAACAACGTTTAAACACTGCAATCTGTGCATTGGGGTTTGTAAAATTAATCCTCCGTTTTCTGAAATAGGCATAATGTCTTATCTCCTTTCTAAAAACACAAAAACCTTGCCCGTATAATTAGGCAAGGTATATTGATCTTTTTACTTTGTATGAAACTCAACGCTCAATTGTTTCGTCAATTCTACATATGAGCATTTTGTACATTTCATCTTTTTCCTCCTTTTTCAATTCATCGTCCGTATCAATGGCGACTTTCATACGCTGAATATCTTGATTAAGGACTTTTAGCATTCCTTTTATTTCTTCCAAAATCGTATTTCTACGCAGGTCTTTACTAAAGGTGAATTTGAATTCGTGCGTTCCCTTAGTATATTGTATGAGTCCAAAAGTGTGTAAAAGTATCAAAAGTTCTTTTGCTTTATTGTAGTTAAGATTCGTAGAACGAACTACGGTAGAAAGAGTGCAAATGTAGTTCTCTGAATCCTCTATTCGTCCGCCCTCGGTAATGATCGTGAAAAGTTTCTTACAAGATTCCTCAGCCTTAAGACGGTTAGAAGAATTACTCAAGAAATCTCCTATTGTCTTTTTGGTATTATCTCCGTCTCTTTTGAGATCAAGATAGTCTTTGATTACCTGATCTTCCAAAATAACTACTTCAAGACCATTATTCTTGGCAATCTCGATTGTTTTCTGAGAAGTGGACGGATGCAAACAAGCCATAATAAATACGCTTTGTTCTTCCGGTAAACATACCGTTCTATTGTCGCATTCTTCCTTTGATTGATCGGTTGACGCAGTAGGTTCTTTCACTTCTTGTTTGTCCTCCCCGTCTTCAGTTTTCTTAGTACGTCTCGGACGAGGTTTTAACGTACCATTTGCAATGGCGGCTTCGCGTTCCTCTTTTGTGAGTCTCTTTCGCTTTGGCGCTTCTTCCGTTTTGTTTTCCAATTTTGACATAGTAATTACAATTTTATTTGATATTCATACTTGTTTTATCTCTTAATGTATTTCAAAGTGTGACGCGTTAAGTACTCGGCAACTTCCATGGGAGTCTCAAATAGGTCTTTAACTCCCAAATCAATCATTACGCAATACTTCTCAGGAATAGTATTTTGATCTTCATCACAATTCTTGTTACAAGAATTCCAATCTATCCATTCTTTTGAAATTATCTCCAAGTTATACAAAATAGACTTCCTATCATCTGCATAATGTAAGGAGACTATTTTACCCTCAACAATTCCTCCGTCTTTCAATGCAAATCTCATATCACCCAAAGTAGGTATGACTACTTGACGTTTTACTTTAACAGCTGGAGAGAATTCGAGGTCTTGTTGCGCATCTTTGCGCGAATATGTACGCTTTGGAGTTAAATCAGACTTTGGTGACGGTGGATATTTATCAAATTCATTAGCTTCCGCAGTCAACGCTTTCTTTTTCAACAAATATGTATTTTGATATTTAGCGCATTCTGCGCTGTAATCTTTACGAATAAGTATCTACCAAGAATTTTATGTCTGGAATGACTTGAGATTTTATCATATATCTTTGATGACGATTGACTCCGTTTACTTCAATTAATCCTATTTTACTAAGTGCTCTAAGAACAAATGGAGAATAACCTTTTCTTACTCCTGCTTCCTCAAGAATCTTAGTTATTGGACGATCTATAACGGATATCCAAACATTCATTCTATCAAATCTCAAAATTTCTTCTAAAGCAAGTTCCAAACTTGTCTTGATATCTTCTTCGCGTCTCATAATTTTTACAATTTGTTTTACAATTTTCCTTTATAAACTTTGGGAAATATTATTTTGGAGACTTACCAGCGCATTTAAACTCAAAGAATTCCTGACCTTTGGTACGTTCTTTCTCTTCCGCGTCCGTTCCAACCCCCTTTTTAGATCGTAGACGTTTCATAATCCAACGCAAATAGTCCGCGTTCGCTTCTACGTCATTCATTGCTCCGTGAGCGTCCGTGATTTTTAGCTTTGTATAGCGCACCGCATCTGAAAGACGTATCTTTTCATCTCCGTTTATTCCGAATGCTAATTTCGTCAAAGGCAATGTGTCTATGAAGTTGGGATGAATGTATTGCCATATATCTCCCGCATCGCAGAAATCAAAAGCGTAATTCAAGAAGTTATGATCAAACGGTATATTATGACCTACTGAGATAAGCCGTTGAGCTTCCTTATACTTTGCATTGCTTTGGTATTGCTTATATAGGGAAACGACCGTTTTTACAAATTCCTTTACCGGAACACCGCGCTTTATATCAGACATGGTTACCATAGTCTTTTTCAATGCTACCTCGTCTATCTTTAAATCCCCATAAGGCTTTACAAAGGTTTCATAACGGTCAAGTTCCTTAAGCGTCCGACCGTCTAAAATGATACAAGCGTATTGAGTTATTGGGTTTTTATCCGCGTCCAATCCGCCCGTCTCGCAATCGTGTACTAAATAGTTAGAAGTTATCATACAAAATCGAATAATGACCAACGTTCATCGTTTACTTTCTCGAAATTCTCCGCGTTATGTCTTTTAGCATAAACTCTGGGAAACGGTATTTTCCACCAACGGTCATGAGTCCAATAGAAATTATTAAGTTCCGGTTCGGGAAGTTCCGGGAGAAGTTTAACCCAACCTTTCTTTTTGCGACCGCATATGAATTCAACGTCCAAAAATAAAGCAAGCATATCCTTAACGTCACTTATGAATCTATCCTCGTCTCCTTTTTCAAGAATAATCCTTATCGTACATCCGCCAACATAGTTTAAATAGCTTATAATTTCCCAAACGTCAATATCATAAGTAGCAATGCCGTGTCCACTTACCCAGTCTTGACGTTTTTTAGACCACTTCAGCCGGATATCAAATAAGCGTACCCCTTTCTTGTATTGTTCTTTTATGTTTAAAGATTGACAACGGGTAGTCCAATTCAATATTCTAAACCACCACTGAGGTTTAATGTAACTCAAAGAGTTATGAGAACCTATTCTTTTTGATATCATTTCTTCTTTTTTGTTAAAGGGTTAAATATTTCCCAACCTGCTATGTGAGTTAAACTCCATTCTCCATTATCATCCTTTCGAATTATTTTTACAAACCTTTTTCTAAATTCTGTTGGAGTAGGAGAAGTAGCAAACTTAAAACGGTCATCGTACCTGCCGTTACGTTTTTGATCTGAAAAGGGGGCTACTTTTACCAATTCACCTTTCTTCCAAGGACGCGGTAGGTATTTATTGGTTGAGGACTTTTCCGGTAGTTCGTTAACTACAAGGAATTTTGGGAAACTCGATTCATTTAAAATTGCTTTCATACCATAAGTTTTATATAGATTTATAAACTTTGGGAGAAAGAAAAAGAGAGGCAATAAGCAATGTTAAAACCTCTCTTATTCTTTGAAACGAAATGATTAATAATATAAAATTTACTTTCTGTTTTGTAATTCTTACTTTTTAGCTTTCTTAGCAGCTGGTTTCTTAGTCTCGATTACTTTTCTCAGTTTGTAAGCCGCCTTGAAAATCATTGTATGAGTTTCTGGAACCTCAAGGGCTTCTCCGGTCATCGGATTACGTCCAGTATGAGCAGCACGCACTTGACGTTTGAATTTACCCAAGTCAAGCAATTGAAGTTCCTCTCCACGCTCAATAACGGCTTCCGCGATAATAGGCTGCATGGTTGTGATAACGGCATTAACGTCCGTTTGAGATAATCCAGTTTTTTTGGCGATCTCTTTTACAAGTTCATCTTTTTTCATTTTTACAAAAATTTTAGTTAAACATAATTTCAAACATACTTATATTTGAATTTTTCTATATCTCTATGATATTCATGCCATTTTCCTTAAGGACTTCCAGAAGATGCTTCATTTTCCTATCCCGCATTTCCTCGTTCCGATACCAAATGTACAAATCGGTTTTCTGGATAAACTGCCCCGGCGTCAAGCCTTTATTTATAACTATGCCGTATTCCCAGTGCGGTCTCGGACTTTCTACAAACCTCATTTCCGGCTCTATGGTACTTAAGTCCCAAGCCGTCATAGTTATTCCCTCTGATTTGAAATGGAGTATTGTCTTTGAAAGCCGGGCTTTCATATCCTCTTCCGGCTTCTGATCTTCATCCTCGTAGTCCTCGTCATAAGAATCGTCATAGTTAGTTGTTCTTTTGACGTTGCTGACGTTTTCTCTACGAATCCTAACGGGTTTACTGGATTCTTCCTTGATTTGACTTAAACGAACCTTTACCATGACTATACGTTTTTTGTATTAGCGTAAATTATACAAGGAGAATTATTTCTTTCAGCGATAAACGTAGTTCTATTGTAAATAATCCTAACTACTGTACCGATACAAAAAAAATCACAGGTGGAATAATTTGGATGAATCATTGTTACTTCCAAAGTAGAATCCCTTGGAAAGAATGATTTATACCTCCAACCCTCTTCATCGGTTTCTTTCCAATCCGGATGAACGGAAAGATATGCTATTTCTTCTACTTTGCATCCAAGTTCTTTTGCTACCATATCGTAGTAAATTTGTACGCTTGGATATTGACTGATAATATCTGCAATCTCTTGAGAAGCAGTATTTAACTTTTGTTTGTTTTTGTAACACTTGTATTTTACTCTGTAATACTTAATACTTTTATTTGCTTCTTTGAGATTCTGACATAACTCTTGATTAATTTCTCTTTGGATTTTTAATTCTTTTCTCAAAATCCTTTTTGCTATCGCTTTTACAATTTTCATAACGTTATCGAAATTTTGATAGTTAATAACTGAAGTAACCTTGAACACTCTTTCCCCCTTATAGATCAAAGAAAGTAGCAAAGAAAATCTATCAAATTCTTTTTCTTAATTTCTCTATTCAAAGTATTATAGGGTAATACTAAGAACTCTAAAATAAGAAAAAACGTCCCCTACGGGGACTCAAAAAAGAAACAAAAGTCTCTTTTGGGCAAATTTACTTTTTGAGAATTTGACGGTAAATTTCCTTTGATATAGCTTTTATTACTGGGATAGCTACGCTGTTACCGAATTGCTTGTAAGATTCGGTATTTGAAACTGCTATTTTAAACTCCATATTGTCCTTATACCTATCTTTTGACTTCTTATTCATCCAACCGTTTCCCTCTATGAAATATCCTTGTAACCGTCCGGCTTCTACTGGAGTTAACTTCCTTGGGTTCTTTCCTTTGTCGGCTTGATAAATTAGTATTTCTTTCGCATCTTTATAGTATCTTGCTAAAAGAGTTGAACAATATTCACTATCTCTATCCCAAAGTGAATACCCAAAACCATTGCCTTTCTTCTCACTCCTTTTCTTTCTTCTTTGATGACCACGTAGAGCAACGTCACTAATAGCGTAACGGTCAGTTGTTGATTCTGGCTCGAATATATCCGAAAGTTTTGTTTTGATTTTTTCTTCTTGTACCTTTTGAGGATCATAAATATGCGTTCCATTCGGTCTTAATCCGTAAGGGAAATTAAAATCTTTGATATGTATTGTTTTATTATACCAAGCCACTATAAACAAACGCTCACGATTTTGAGGAACGCCAAAATTCTTAGCATTAAGAACTTCATAGGCATAAGAATATCCTAATTCAGAAAGAGTCTCCAATATGACTTTCAAAGTCTCTCCTTTCTCGTGATTCTTTAATCCTTTTACGTTTTCTAAGAAAAGAACCCTTGGCGCCTTGGCGTTTTGTACTTTTTCCTTAACTATACTGGCGATATTGAAAAACAAAGTCCCTCTTGTATCATCAAAACCCTTTCTTTTTCCGGCAATAGAGAAAGGTTGACAAGGGAATCCTGCACAAAGTATATCGAAGTCCGGTATTTCTGAAAGTTTCTGTTTTGTTATATCGGAATTGAATAACTTGTAATCATTCTCAAATAAGTTTGGAGAAATATCTTTGTAATTATGTTCATAGGTTATTCGGGCGTTCTTATCAATTTCACTCGCAAATACGCATTTAGCTCCAAGAGAATGCAGAGACTGATGAAAACCTCCTATTCCCGCAAACAAATCTATGAAAGTTACACGTTCAGAATTGCGTGACTCGTAAGCATTGATCTTTTCATTAGAATAAATCCCTACCTTAGAACTATGAAAGTCACTTCCATTGTGGTTTACGGCATTGCTACAGTAACGTTTCGTCAGTCTATCTCTCGCGTTTACTAACTTCTCCCGTTTACGTATCGCGTACTGAACTTGGCCGGGTATGGTTCCGTCTACCCAAAGAGCGTCTTTCAGTATTCTTTCCCGTTCCTTGGGAGGCATATTCATTGCCCTTGATACGAGATTGAGAAAGCGTTCCTCTTTTGTTATAGCCCAAGATATTTTCTTTATAACTCTTTGTGCAGTTTCTACGTTCATGATTTTGCTTTTTGTTCTTCCTCAAACCAAATTCTTGCTTCTTTCCGGATTCTTGCCTCACGCTTCTCTTCCGTTTCTCCAAAAGCTAATATAAGTATGTACCCTATTATGGGGCTGAAGATCATACTCAATATAGTCCAACCTAAAAAATTCCTACCTCTTTGATCTGCTAAGAATCCGATTGGCCAGCAGACGGCAAAGTATATTGTTAAGAAACAAAATACCGTTAAAATAGTTTCTGATTGTGTCATAATTTTCTCTCCTTATTTTGATTAGTAAAATACGTAATTACAAAAGTCTGTTATCCAACTCATAACGCGTATGAACGGATATAAAGCGGCAAAGAATATAAGAACTAAACAAAACGTTTTCCAAATCTCCCGGTAAGGATGGCGGAGAACCTTGTTCCCAAACCGTCCATTGATTATTTCTAAAATCTTCATATTATTCTGCCTCTACTGATTCAAGAAAATATTCCGTTAACACATCTCCAAGTTCCTTAAAATCTTTAAGGACTCTGTATTTTTCTAAATCTTTCTCACTCCTGTATCCCAGTTCTTCAAGACACGTTTCATCGAGATATTCTGGATTGGAAGAAAAGAATTTTTCAGCAGCCGTCTTTATACGGTCAACGTATTCTTGAGGGAATTCTCTGTCTAATAAATTTATATTTCTCCTATTCAAGAAATATTGAATATATTCCATGAGTATTTTTGCTACGTTTTCCCAAGACTTATCATACTTCAAATTTATTGGCCAACCTAAAGCCTTGCGAAATTGATTTGTTAACAAATCTACTGTTTCTTGATTAATATCTCTATTTCTATTAATGCTTGTAATACAAGTGATAATTTCTTGTTTTGTAAGATCTACTGTTGCTTTCATAATTCTGTATTCTATTAGTTTTACAATTTGTTTTTCGATTATGAGTACAAAGGTAAGGGTTTTGTAGATACGGACAAAATAAAAGTCATAAAATCTTTGGGAAATTATGACAATTAAATCGCTTCTACATCAGACTTCCATTCTGGAGTTTCAAGTAAATCCTTTAATTCCCGTCCGGTTATAACGGGATGCGTGTAAACTCTTTCTTGTTCTCCCTCTGAAACGGTACGATAGATCGGAGGATACCAGCGATCATATTCTTCAAGATGTACTACGGCTTCCGTCTGCGCTACGTTCGTAATACGAATTGACCAATTATCATCCTTTGAATAAAGTTCGTCCATAGGAATGACAATATACTTTTGATAATCTGATAAATTATCGCTTGGTACGTACTCCTCAACGTCATCTGAGGTTAACGCCCTAACGGACTTTGAACCGGGGAATTGCTTTGCTATTTCTTCGTCCATTTCTTCTTGAGTCATTACTCCTTTATAAAGGGCTACTTTGTAAAATGCACAAGTTGTAGGTGCTGCACCGCTTTGTCCGCCCTCTTCATCAAAAAGATAAAAACCGTTCAAGTGTAAGAAATTGAACTTATAATCTTCCAATCCACTATTTGTAACATAAGAAACTACATCCGCGTCTGGAGGGGGCTACCTTTGGATTCGGTATTCTTGTAGAATAAGGGTAGCTATAACCTCTTACACTCCTTACATAAAGCGTATCTGGAAGAGGATCAGCGTACTTGAATAATCTTGCATACGTTTGATTATCTACATTAGTTCTAAAGAAAGGACAAAGAAATGTAACAGAAACATTTCCGTTATAAATAGGTTGATAATCGGCCAATATTGTAAAATCTTCTCCAACTCCTATCGTATCAGCGAAAGAAATAGCAACGCGGTCATCATAACCGTCAAATACCAATGCTCCCTCGTAATTAGCAGGAAGTAACTTAATAGTTATTGGAGAATCTTCTTGTCCCTCTCCTTTAACCGAAAAGGAGATACCAATGTAAACGCCACTTGTCTCCCCCGTATAAGGATAATAATCACTTCGAGGATAGACAGTTTTTCCATTTTCCCTTATACTCGTAGTGTATCTAACATCACTTCCAGTTCTCCAAGAATATGTAGTAAGTACTGAACCCTCTACTAAACCACTAATTTCTAAAGGAATATCTGAAACGGCTGGAAAATATGTAACGTCACCCTCAGTTATCGCCATTTTATAAAAAATCATATGCGATTGTTCAAAGGGATTTTTTATTGTACGAGTTAAATTTGTATCAACTGCGTCAAATTCACTCCAATGTTTCCATTCGCTTATGGAAGTCGAATACATCCCATATCCACTCGAACCAGAAAAAGCGAAATTTCTCAAATTAAGAATATGACCTTTCTCTCCAACCATTTGTTCTGGATTAGGGCTATCATTATTCTTAGTAGAAAAATCCCAAGCATCAAACAACTTATACGTTTTACCCCCGCCACCGGAAGCGCGGTATGCAGGGGTAATATTTCCTAATTTTCCGAAGCGTCCTAACATAGCGTTTAGTACATTACGTTAATTTGACCACTTACAAGCTCCAGTTGACGTTCTAAGAAGAAATACTCAGTCTCTCCCTCCGATAGAAGTACGCCATCACCTGCATCACCGTTTTGCTTTATTCTTGCTTCTCCTCCTACAGCCTTAACTCTTATGAATTGCGGAATGGGTATTTCGGTTACTACTCCGGCTACGGAAACGTCCAAACCTATGCCAATACGTGATACCTGAACGGTACGTGAATTGCAATCTACATACAAATTTTTCATAATCTTACAAAATTTAAATTAGTTCATACATAACAAAATAGGAAGTTACGTAAATTTTGAATTCGTAACTTCCTATAATTGATTTCAATGGGGTAATTCCAAAGTACTCTTCACTCGTTTCTTGCGCGGTACGGTATCCGTCCGGACTGAAGTGAGACGGTATTCATACGTCCGGTATATTACGGAGGTATCCGTTCGTGCTACTTCTCTTTTGTATTGCTTTACTGGAGGTGTATGAGGTTTCTCCAAAGCTAAAAGCACTGCGGCGGCTATTACCGCCACTACGATATACAAAAGTAGAAAACTGTCTTGGCGATCTCTTTTACAATTCTTCATATTCTACTTCTTCTGCTCTTTCGCGTATTCCTTTCAATCTCTGCTTTTCTTTCTTGGTTCTAAATTTCTTACCAAGAATCTTTATTTCCATTTCACCCTCTTTTCTCTCCCTATCGTCAAAGAGATCGTAAAAATCAAACACGAAATGCTCAAATTCTGTATCAAACATCGTTATATAATGTATTTTGGTAATTTATCAAATTCCCTATTTATCATAGTGGATATATTGTCTAAATTGTCTTGGGCTACTTCCCGGTCTACGTATAGTTTTGAGCATAATATAGATTGAATTCTTTCTCTCGTATATTCAAATCTGAGATAAAAGAAGTATCCCAAAACTTCGTTTGTCATGCCGGTTATCAATTGCTCCCATTTGTCTTCTTCTCCTACCGCACTAAGAATCCTAAAGGCGGTATTCTTGTCTATATGAGAAGTAAAGGAAGTATCCCAAGGATTTGTAATCACAATATTACGATCTATGGCGATAACTGGAGAAATGTATTTCAATTCCCTCAAATCCCATATCCGGTCGTTTATTACTACGTACATATTACTACTTTACAATTTCTTTTATCTTGAGTAACTTTGTACGATCAAAGGGAACGCGGTATTTTTGCCGTAGGAAGTCTTGGACGCTTAAGTAGTATTCTTCTTCCTCCAAACTATATATCTTTTCATTTAGGTCAGGAGAATAAGCATCATCACGCATATCCCAAACTGCTGGAATAAGAAAATGAAAAACTCCCGATATGAATTTGCCGTTTTTTCGTAGCCTTGCCACAGCGGTCAAAATATATATCGGGGTTTTCTCTATCTCTCTGAATTCGTACAAAAGGACTACCTTCATTTTACAAGTCCCTCCGGCAAATAGTTTATTCCGTAACGGGCAAACAGCGCTTGTACGCTTTCTATATTACAACTTTTGCGACTTTCGCCGTTCTCAAAGAATTTCATATCTGAGGTTAGTCGGTAGCCTTTCATGATCAATTTGAATGCTTCCTTTTGAGCGTCTGATATCTTCTTTGCTACGATAGAACGCTTGTTAGGAAGAGCAATCCATTCGTCAATTGTAAGCAGTTTCTGATTAGGTTCATCGCTCGTCTTAGTTTCGGTATTCTTAACCGGAGATTTGACCGTAGAAGCCTTGGAAGCCGCCTTTTTAGCAGGCTTCCCTTTCTTCGTAGACTCTTCCCCGGCTTTAGCTTTCGCACCGGGACGTTGTTTAAGTTCTGGACGTGTACGCCAATCGAATTTACCGGGGGCGTATTCAGTCCATACCCATTTACCATTCTTATGTAGATCGCCTACTTTCTTTGTTTCCTTAGCGGCAAACGTCTCTTTCTTGGCGGGTTTTTCTGTTTTCTTCTCTTTCTTAGTTTCTTTCTTTTCGGACTTCTCAACTTTTTGTTCTAAAGCCTTTATGCCCTCTTCAGTAATATACCCGTCAAAATAGTATCCATCTTCTTCGCTAAGAGTTTTAACCATGCCCTTCAAAGACAAACTACCGATAGTAGCAGCAACGCTCTTAGCGCTCTTCTTCATTTCCGCTGAAACGTTCTCTAAAATATATTCAATTCCGCTATCGCCAGTTTCTTTTGCGCTCTTATATAATGCCTCAAGAACAGCGCGTTCGTTATCGGTCAATGTTACAATACTCTGGTTAACTACTTCGTTAGCTACGTTTGCGGTTGGATTTTCGATAGTTTTCATAATTCTGTATTTTTAAGTTGTTATATTTCCTAACTTTGTTATGTGTTCCTTTCTAAGAACAATACAAAGATAAGAACAATTATTGAGTCTACAAAATTATTAACAAGAAATTTTTGTTTTTACCAAGGAATTTAACTTTTGTTTATAAATATTGGGCGAATCAACAATAAAAAAGTCCGATCTTCACAGACCAGACTCTTTCCCATGTCACAGTTTACCATTCGACTATTTGACTTATCAATTAAAAAAGTAATCCGGGACGCTTCCCAGAAAGTCGCAACACGTAAATAAACAACTTGTTCTTAAAACTAAAAAGAAGTTATGGAGTATCTAATAACTGGTTTATAGAATTTCTTCAAGTACGTATCTAACGTAACGTTGTTCAACTTCCCTCATTGCTTCTTCATCGTTGCGTTCAATCCTCGATAGATACGAAAAAGTCTCCCTTAAAGAGATTCTTGCTATTTTCATCATATCTTCGTACTCACGCGGAATACGCTTTGTATTGAGAACTTCTGCCTTGTAGTTTATTCCGGATATATCGGTACGAATGAATACCGGATTTTGTAAACAAAAGGGATTGCTGGTATAAAGTTCAATTGCTATTAAAGCCGTCCGCGTTCCTTTCGTCTCTTCGTCTATCTTTATTATATATCCGTTGCGGATAATTCTATCATCATTTCCCCAAATTATTTCTCTTACCCGTGCTTCCAATTCTTCGTCTGATAGGCTGCTTGCTCTACGGCTCTTTGTAATCCGATTAAGACGGAAAGAATCTACGAACTTTTGACGCGTTACTCCAAAATGTAAAATACATAGAGTCATTGTAATGATAAATACTACTGCTACAAGGGCAATAAAACTATCTTCAAAATTCATAATACTATTTTAATCGGTTAAAACTTTTGTTAATTTCTTTCTGGCGTGAAAGATACGACTTTTCAGCGTACCTATTTCTATCCCCATAATATTTGCTATTTCATCATACCTATATCCGCAAATCAAATAGTTGATTGGTACGCGGTATATTTCCGGTAGGGCGGCAATAGCACTCCGAACGTCCAGCGATCGCGAGTAATCATCCGTGTCTTCTGTCAAAAGGTCTAAACGCTCAAACATACTTCTTTCTTCTTCATCCGCGTTATCTCTCAAAAAACTTTTGTTGCCGTATCTCCTATGAAGATTAATAAAAGAGTTCTTCAAAATCGTATATCCCCAAGCGTTGAGATTCGTTCCGTCTTCAAATTTATCTTTGTTAGAAAGCATACGCAGTATAACGTCACTTGCAAGGTCACGCGCCATCTCTACGTCTCCGGATAGAAGAACCTTAGCGCGAAGTAATAACGGCTCATACAAGGCAGATATTCGATCATCCAACGAGTCTTTCATTCTGACTCTCTCTCTCTCTTAATTTCGTTACGTGACATCTTTGCATCTCAATATTTTGTACTTCCTCTTTTTCTGAATTGCTTAAACAAGAGTATACAGAAAAGGCTATGAAAACGTAAACCGCTACAAAGATCAATACGGCAACGACTCCCTTGATAGCATATTCCGTCAAAATCTCATCTTTCATAAAACGTGCGCTTATATATCCAATTCCTTTTCTTCTTGTAAGTTTTCCTCAGTTGGGCGAAAAATTCTTTGTACGAACTCTTCAATATCCTTATCCGGTTTCGCACGATCATTGCTTGCATAAAGAGCGTCTCTGAAGTCCTCCTCCGTTACTCCTTTGTTTTTGAAATTTTCCCTTATTTCCGAATGTTTGGAAACTCTATAAAATCTTGTTGAAATTTCTTCTTGAAACATATTCCCTTTCTCCTTTCTCAAATTCCCTATTATAAACCTTGTAGATCGAATATGATTTGTAAAAACAAAGAAGTCGCCAAAGACCAAAATAGCCATTCTGATAAGAAATTCTCAGGACGTACTAACTTATCCCAACGCAAACCTCCTTTTACTTCTCCAAAGCAATAGACCGTTACCGCGCAAATAAATACTCCAATCATAGTCTTTAAGGTTTATCCCAACTTACTCTTTCCGGTGCATACCGGAACGCGTATTGTACTTGCTTAAAGGAATGACGCCTTTTTATGTCGTCCTTGAGCGACTGGAATGCTAACGGAGAAATACGTACCGTTGCTTCATTGACAATCTTTATAGAACGTTTAGAGATATAATACCGCCAAAAGTATTCCTTTTCTTCTACCCAAAACGAAACGTACAAAAGAACGCTTGACGGATTTTCTTCCAAAACTTTTGCTACAATATTCATAACTACTCTTTTTTATTTCTTTTTGTTAGTTTTCTTTTCTCCGGTATAGTAGTCCCGGTTACGCACCTTGCCTTGATTCTCTGAACGCTTGGAGAATATTATCTTATCCTTGGCGCGTCCAAAACCTCTCTTAACGGGCTGAAACGGTTCTTCATCTACGGGTTCGCGCAAGGCTTCTGCTTCCACGTCCATACGTCCTTGGCGTTGCTCCAAATCCTCCTTTTGGCGGCGAATCTTATTCAAGAACATTTCTTTTGTTCTTTGAGCAGATGTCTTTTCCTCCTCCGTTACTTCCTCTGCTTTGATATCTTGTACTTCTCGTCCGCTTTGTTTCTCAATAGCCGTAAAGTCATAAGCCATTGTTGACGGGTATACCATCTCTGCTTGCGGATCATAGTCACCTCCTATATCAACGAACTTTGCGTAGTAGGAATTATGCAGTCCGGCAATCAACTTCTTTAGATCGAATCCCATACGGGCGGCAACGCGCCCCAAGATAATTTCTTTCAGATTTATTGTCTTGAGAATTTCCTTTTGTATATGATTCTGAATAGTAGCTTCTATATTTATATCTAAAACCCCGTTAATGTTCAAAACGTCTCCCTCTGCTTCCTTACGGATTTGCTCCAAAGTGCGTAGCATTGCATTATACGCGTCTATGGAATTCAAAACTATATACCGGGACTTCATTTTAGAATACATCCAACATAGTTCGTCCAAACGAGGTCTCTTGTTATACAAACGTACGTCCGTTATCTTATTCCGGTATTCTTCCCGTCTCCGTTCAATCTCTATTATATGAGTCTTCAAAACTCTTTTGACATCGTCCTCTGATACGCATATTCCGTTCTCCTCTCCAAGAATCTTCATAACCTCTGGTACGGTAAACATACGTCCAAGAAGTTCCATTATGTCTTCCTCATAGGGGCTTAACTTATATCCTCTCTCCTTATCCGTCCTTTGATTCTTCCCAAGACATCCTGCTCGTCCATAAGCCTTGGCGCTTGCTGCAGACCTTTTGGCGTTCAATGACATCCACTTCTTTTTCATCTCCATAAGATCTTCTTGTTCTTTGGTAGACAAGTGTTCTATGGCTTTGGCGAAAAGATGAGGCATAAGTCCAAGGCTTACTTCTTCCCCAGTAGAAACCGTTTGTCGGGGATTGCGAAGTAGGGGATGAGAATTATACGCATACCACTTTAGGTATTCTCTTGCATTTACAACGTCCTCTGGTATAGGTATCTTTCTTCTTTCTTCCATACAATTTTATTTTGTTACGATTTTATTCGTTTTCCTCTATATCTGCGCTTCCCTTGGCGTATGGGGTTCTACGGCGTAGTCTCTTCGTATTCGGGGCGATACGGAGACGCGTGAGACGGATAACGGTTACGGGCTGATCCGGAAGTATGGGCGTGTATTCTGATATTCCCTCTACGCGCCAATCATCCTTTTTTTGTATTGCGGTCATTATCTGCATACGCCGTAGGTTACGGTATAGGAAGATACGGAAAGAGCGTTTGGAGTCTTTCCTTAGAACTGCCGTGCGATCGTAGCCCTTGAGTAAATCCTTTAATTCCTTTTCACTCATATTTCTCTATCTCTACTATCTACGTCTTTTTTCTTTTTCCAATTCTCTATTATCTCCAAAAGAAGCGTTGAGGGGGCAAAACGTTTTTCTTTCCTTTTAGCTTGATGACGGCGTAGGAGTTCTTGCGGAGTAGTGCACTGACGGCTTTGTTCCTTTTTTTTCATATCCCTCTATCTATTATTTTTCAAAAAATTCAATAAACTCTTCTTTAGTCACTACAATGTGATTAGCGTCTCCCGGTACATACTTATAGTCTACGAAGAGATCGCGCCATAGAACGTCAACAATGACTTCCTCTGCGGTGATCTTGCCTTGTTCCCTTAATACGTTTTCCATAATCCCGTGAGAATGCAATTTTGGAGTTCTCAAAGAAATTAATTCCGTATCATCATCTCCTTTCAAAATCGGAGTTTTAATAAGTTTTTCCCATTCCTCACGAAACTCTTTAAGTGTCATAGCAGCATTGCGGCTTTTCTTATCAATATTAGGAGATTCTGTAACCATTGATCCAGCAAAGATTTTACCTAAACAATAATACCATCTCCCAATAATAGGGCTTTTACAATAATGATTATGACGCTCAAATATCAAATTAGGAATTTCTCCAAATCCGCTTTCCTTTATCCAAGTAGATAACATATCATCATCCAAATAAGATTCATCTCCAAACATAAGGCTTGGAAGATGAAACGTATGATCGGGATTTTCCGATGCCGTTAGACAAAGCAATACTATGTTTGATCTCAATACGGGAAACGGAAGCGGACTGCCGGAATTTGTTACCGTTGGGATACCATAGGCGCGTCCGCTTATCTGTCCTACTTCGAAGTAATTTGCGCCAAAATTACTTATTGCGTAATTAGCCATCTCTGAAATGTGCGTTCCTCTAACGTCCGTTGAAAAACAAAGGATGTCAATGTTTTCTTTTTCCATGATTCTTTTGTTATTTATAAGTTAATTTGATCTTGTATTGCTGAATTGAGACTGAAACTATCCTTGGGATAAATTCCCTCACCCAGTCCTGTACGGAGGTCTACGTAATAGTTTTGGGAATCTTCTGATATTACCGCAGAGGGGAATTGCGGTAATTCGATATTTAAAGTTTTTCTTTCTTCCATAACTCTCTTCCTCCTTAGAATTCTACAAAAATTAAACGTTCTCCGTTTCCACTCTTACGACTAACCCAAAGGTGATTTTTCCCAAATCCATATTCAAAATATTTAATTTCTGAAGAGTACAAAGACATAGAAGTTCTCAATTGATGTTCGTTGTCTGAATTTGTAATAAGGTTGAGTATTTCTACAAATTCCATTACTTCTACTGTTTTTGCGTTTACTAACATGTTTTCTACTGTTGCTTTCATAATTTTCTGTATTTTTAGTTTGTTATTTCTTAATTACACTACAAAGATAGTGTAATATCTACAAAACTTTTGCCCAAATATTTTATGGAAATCCAAGGAATTTAACCTTTGTTAAAAGAAAAGGACTACTTTCACAAGCAATCCTTAACAAAAAGTGATAATAGATAATCTAACTTATAGAAAATTACAACAAACAATATAAACTATGCTATATCTCTTTATATTCAAAACCTCTCCGGTCGCAAGTCTCCTTATTATACAGATAATACTCCCATTGATCTATCATACAAATGAATCCTTGACAATTTGCGGTTGTAGAAATCGTAGTATTATATCCAAGCCCCCTTTGAGTTATAAATGCCGTATCATTCAAGACAAGATCAACCTTTGATACTCCTACTAATTTACCGTGAGATATTACCATTACTTTATCGCCCACGGTCAGTTTTCTGTACTCCATCATAACTTAAAGGTTTTCTTCCAAGACTCATATTCTTCTTTTTCTTTCTCCGATAAAGAGAACCTGCGTATGCCTTGCTCGTATAGAAGATCAACGTAGTTATTCTCAAAATCAGTCTTAGCAAAGGACGGTACTTCTACCTCCATCTCAAACATTACGATCTTCCAAGACTTATTTTTGATATATCCTGAAGATAATTTGATCATATGACGCATTTGAAAAACGTCCAACATACTCGTTCCTCTCAAAGCAAATTCCGGGACATACGTTATAGTAGGAGGATTATTTGCTGAACTGGGAGAAACTAACCTTTGTAGATATACTTTCTTTCCATTAGCATCCAGTGATTGCGCTAAATAAAATCTACCTTTTTGTTTTTCCATCGCTCTTAGGTTTTTCTTTGCTTCTATTAACTTTGGGGACGGGGATAAACTTTCTTGGCGGTCTTGACAATTCTTCTCCTTTCTCAATATTGAGCTCATCGTCAAGAGCTTTTTTGTTAATATTTTCCATGATTGCATTCTATTTTAGTTTTAATTTCTTGATCAAATGTAACTTTAGATACATACGTCAAATCCCTCTTGGCGCGCGTTATCGCTACATAGAAAAGATTCTTTTCTTGTTTTATTTGCCATTCTTGGGTAGCAAACCTACTGGGAATGAGTTCGGGACAAATGAAGAAGATTTTATCATTTTCCAAGCCTTTTGCCTTATGAATAGTAGAAAGTAGTATTCCGCGTACTTCATCCGAAAAAATGCTTTGTATTAACGTCCTCAAGCCCTTTATTGTCTCTACTTCCTCAGCCAAGCATTCTATTACTTCTATCTTTTGGAGCAGGGTTTCCATCTTGGGATGCTTCTCCGGTTCTTTAATGCCTTTCTTGGAAAGTTTCTCGATCAAACGTTCTTGCTCTCTTTCTAAGTTCTTCAAAAGTCCGTCAACCGTACTTCCTCCTACTTTATTTATCAAAGCAAGAATTCCCTCTCCAATCTCCTTTCCTCTGATCTTGCACTTGATCTTATTTTTTATCAGCCAAATGTACGCTTCTACCAAAGGTTTAAGATTACGACAAAGAATCCAATCCCCATCCTTTATTTCCTTTAAACTGCCCCATTTTACTTCACCATCCTCTGCCGTAGGGGAATAGGAAATTTGAGGAACAATTTTTTGGGCTTCCCGGACTACGTTTTTTGAACAACGGTACGATATAGACAGCGGAAGCCGGATTGCCTTGCCGTTCAAATCGGCTAACTTTTCATAAGAGTTTTCATCAGCGCCTGCAAACCCATATATTGCTTGACGTGGATCGCCAACGGTAATCAACCGCCCTCTACGGTTTATGCATTTACGTATGAATTCTTGCTGACAAATAGAAAAATCCTGAGCTTCATCGCAAAATACGTAATCATATTTTCTCATCCGTATAGAGGAATCATAGACGGGTTGATAAACCATATCCATGAAATCAAAACAAGAACGGTCGCGATTCATAGCCTCAAAAACCTCTACTGCCATCTTCTTCTCAATGTCCTCTATATTCAAATCGTATCTCTCACCGATCCATTCTACCGACTCCGACTCAGGAAGAAGTAGGTTACAACGCATAAGATCAATGATCTGAGGAATAGCATAGAGGAACCAGCCCCGTTTACGTTCGTCAATCTCGTAGTGCCCAAGTGCTTTTTCCGTCTTTATTAAAGCCTTTGCGGGATTCATTTTTACCTTACTACCGTATCTCATTAATATAGCACGCCAACCGCAAGAATGAATCGTACTTATAAATACATCGCGCCGCGTATTCCTTTTCTTTAACTCATCAACAATAGAGTTATTAAACGCCAAAAATAAAGAACTCTCATCAACGGGAATAAATTTCAATAATTCTAATAATGTTGTTGTCTTGCCTGACCCGGCTACCGCCGAAATATTAAGGTCGCGCTGGGTAAGGTTAAAAGCCTTGTAAATTGCTATTTGATTTTTACTGGGTGTCATAATCTTCTTTTTCTATCATCCCCAACCTGCATCCAAAGGAACCATTGAGCCGTTTTGTAAAATTGACAACGCACAACGGGTGATTCATCTATCGTAGCGTTATACATAGCAATGAATGACGTCCGGTTGGAATAGTTAGCTGATTGTTTAATTAAGAAGTCTGTTATGTTAACCCCCTCTACGGTATTGAAATCTAATGATTGCGCGGAATTAAAATAAGACTCTGTGAAATTGAATACCGAAAAGAATACACACGATCCATCCGGATTGATAATTTGTAAAATAGAACAACCCTCCAAAATAAGGGATTCTATTGCTTTTTGATAAACTAAAAAATCTGCTGCATTTCCGTTCATAATTCTCCTTGTTCTTGTAAATTCATTAGTATTTCCTTTATACGCTTTAACGCTGTTCCATATTGCACGGAGGTTACATCAGGATTTTTCTTCAAAAAATCTGACGGTTTCATATCTTGTAAACGACTGATAGTAATCCTACGCTCCAATTCAGAAAAGCCGTTTATATCCATTAGTATGCCTATCGTATCCGGCTTTTCCCTTTGTCGAAGATCGGGATGGCAAGTGTAGATCGCTTCCGTCATTTCTATTTTATCATTCACCAATGCTCTCTGATAATCCTTGAAAAATTTACGAGAAAGGGATTTGTTGAAATAAAAATAGAAGTTATGGCTTGGGAGAACTTTATATTTTTCAATGCATTTGTCGAATACCAAAAAACATTCTGATACTAATTCATCGCGCGGTGGAAAATCCTCTGGGGGTACGGGTGTATTATTTAAAAGGTTAAGATAATTTGTTATATTTTTTACCACAATATCTTTCATCATACGGAATACTAAATTTCTAAACGCCAAGCGTCTTCGTTCCGTATTACCGAATTTTATCATGACCAAGAATTTATTTACCTGCTTCGGGCGGTAATGGTATTCTTTTGCGAAAATTTCGTTCTCCAAAGACATAGTGAGCTATCCTTTTTTGTAGTCGTTAAAACTTTGAACTGCTTCGTTTATCTTATACTCCTTGTAAGGTTTGATATGCTTCTCAAAATGCTCATGAGAACGTTTCTTCAACATCTCCGTCTTTTGTTCCTTAGAAGCAGAAGTATAAGCCCCATAAATATTAGATTCATGACCAAGAATTTTTACAGGTGCTCCGCAAAAGGGGCAAGTTAATTCCGGAAAACCCTCCGGTGCTTTAATCTTACTACTCCGGTTTTCGCAATTCTCATTAGAGCAAAAGCAATTGTATATTAAATCCATATTCTTATATTTTTTCTGTTAAACGTGCATATTCCAAGATTAGCAATGCATCTGATATTGCTAACCAATCCTTTTTATATACCAAACCAAACTCTGTTCCAACGCGCGGATAAATCTGTTGAGCCTTTTCTTTCAACTTCATCTTCCATTCCGTTGTAGTCTTTTTTCCCTTATTACCAACTTGCAAGCATTTCTGCCAATGCTGAGGTGTAACCGTAATAGTTTTTATATTACGCGATAAAAGCGCCATTTCTATGTGCCCGTAGCCACGCCCAAAATTAAACATTGCCGAACCTCCTTGGCCCGGCATTCCACCCACCTTTTCCAAATAACAACGAGCGTTGCACTGATAGACGGAAAGTAATTTTAAGACATCTTGGGGAGTCTCCGGCATGGCGGCAACCTCCAATAACTTATCCCGATCTATGGAATAAACGACTATGCCGCCATTCTTTCCGGGATCAATTGCTATTATCTTTTTGTCTTTGAAGTATTTAATTCTTTCTTTATTTTCCATTACCAACAAAGTTTTCGGTATATTTATATACTAACTTTGTAAAGAATCAACGTACCGCGCTACTTTATTCTCTTTTACAACGTAGAGTTTATTCTTATTGTTAAAGCTATCAGAGACATTTTGGGTAATCATCAAAATCGTCACTCCTACTTTTTCCAAAACCTTTATTATATTTTCTTGTCCCTCAGAATCAATACCGTTAAAACACTCGTCAAGACAAATAAGATTCAAACCGCGACCGTTTGTAGAGAGATTTATGAGATGCTGAATGCCTAATACTCCGGCAAGATTCACTCTACCGCGTTCCCCTCCGGATTTAGCGCGGAACGTTTCCGCATCGGTTCCATCCGTTTCCACAAACACATCTATCTTCTCCCTAACTTCTCCAGACTTCAAAACCGTAAACCCGTTTATCAATACTGAAAGGTCTACATCAAACTTCCTCAAAAATGAATTCGTTATTCCCTCTATGATCTTTATACTTTTATTAGCAAGATACGTTGAAAAGCCCGATTTTCCCATAGAGAAGTTCCAAAAGCGTATCATATCTAAATCCTCCTTAATGCTCTTCATACGAGGTTCTATTGCTTCTAATTGTTCCTTTGCACGGGCGATCTTATCTTGTATAGCTTTGAGTTGAACGTTAGACTTCTTGCGCTCTTTTATTTCCTCTTCTTGACGATCAAGTTTTTTGAGTCTTTCGGTACATTCCTTTATTTCCTCTTCTTGACGTTTTAATTTGCGTTTGTAAAGGGCTTTTTCTTCCTCAAGTCCATCTAATATTTCTTGGGCGCGTTCTACTTCGCGAAGTTTTGCGGTTGCCTTTTCTAAAGCCTGTTTTTTTATCTTAATGGATTTTTGTCCCGCAAGAACGTTTTCCTCACTTTCCGCCAAAAGCATTTTAGTTTCCCGTACCGTCAACCCCAATTCAGACTGATTAAGGAATTTATGTTTACATTTTGGACATGTAATGGCTTCTGATAACTCTAATTTCAATTTCCTTTCAATTGTACGATCTTCTAACAAGGTGTCCTCTAAACCCTCAATTTCCCTCTTTAAACGTTTTACTTTATCTTTGACGGTTTGAGCGTCAGTTGGAACGGATATTGCTTGTATTTGTACTTCCTTTTCTTTTATCAAAGAAGTATATTTTTTTACCAAAACTGCTTTTTCTCCGGCTTCGCTCTTAATCTCCGCGCGGCGATCTTGAATTGCTCTTAAGTCATCCTCAAAAGTATTCATTTTTTCCAGTTCTTCTGCTTGCTCTGATAATAACTCTATTCTTACAGTAATCTCGTCTGCTTCGTCCGCTAAAGGCTTGTATTCTGCTTCTTTTTCCTTTAGTCGTTCCGCAAGAGTTTCTAAGACGGGATTTATCATATCAGCAGACGTTATCCGGTTCATGATCTCCTTTTTATCCCCATCGGACGCTGTAAAGAACATATAACGGTTATCTTGGGAGATTATGAAATAACGCAATAAATCCTCACGCGTTATACCGATTTGCTCAAAAATATACTTATTAGCTTCCAAAACAGAAGTTAACTGAGTATTCAAAATGTCATTCTCATATATCTCTATCTTAACAGGTTTATTGCCGCGAAAGAATCTACGTACAATTCTCAAGGACTTCTTTAGAACGTAATTTTCCAAAAGGAAATCTACCATACAATCATCCTCATCACGGTTGATGAAATTATCTTTCTTGACATCCCTCAAAGATTCATTTGTAAGAGCTATCGCAATACCCTCCAAAAGCGTAGTTTTACCAGCGCCATTATTACCAAAATTACGGTCGGTATTATTCTTACCAAAAATAACCGTACAAACGTTGTTCTTAAACCGATATTCCGAATCTTTATGGGCAAAAAGATTACGGATTTTTATATAGATAGGATTCCACATTTTTAGCTTATTTCTTTGATTAATTCCAAACCATATTTAAACTTATTGCCCTTTATACCATTTTCTGAACAAAACTTTATAAAGTCTTGACGTATAGTACGAGAGCTATGATTCAAAACTTCGGTATTTTCGCATGCTTCCATTGCTTCAACTTGCTCCTCCGCTTCATACTGACAATCTATACCGTATTTGTTTTGAATTTCGGTCATGTTCACTTTATGAGCATCGGACTTCTTACCCTTGAAAACGAACCTTATATGATCCGTTTTGTTATCTTTATACGCTTCCAAAAGTCCTAAAAGAGCATCCGTATCATCAACATCTAACGTCTCCTTTATGTAACGAGGAAATTTACTACGTACAAATTTCGTACTTCCGTCATCAAATATTACCGTAAATCCTTTATCATCAAAACTCTCCCCAAAATTATTCTGATATGCTGATCCGGTGTAAATTACGTTATCAGCTAATTTACTGGCGTTATGATAATGACCTATCAAAACCTTGGTCCAATCCTCAAAAAGTTTTGGTTTAATTTCTGAACTTACGCGGCTTCCGTCATTATTAACAACTCCATCAAAACCGGAATGAGTTATGAGTATCAAAGGCGTATCCTCGTCTATATCACCATCATTGAAATTTTCTTCGATCTGCTCCGTAACTTTTTCAAATTCTGATAGCCAGCGATCATCGCCAAAGTAGGGAATAAAAGCAACAATAACACCACTAAAGAACTTACGACTCCCAACCCTATAAAGATTAAAGTAATCACTTTCATAAACTTCCAAATAACTTTTTTCACTATTTCCATCCGTTTTATCGTGGTTTCCGGGAATGACGTGCATTTCTATTCCGGCTTGTTTAACTCGTTCAATTATTTCCTTAAAATCTATCAAGCATGTCAAAGGTTGTCCGCTACGATTAGTGAATATATCTCCTCCGCAAAATATACGGTTTGTCTTATATTTTCGACAAACTTCTATCAACTGATAGAAAATATTCTTTACCAAATCTCCATTATCTTTATTGAGATGAGGATCATTTATCAAAACTCCAATTGCTTCTTTTCCCATACTTTATATAACTTTGATTAATCGTCATCTTCTTCATCTTCGATACCTTGCAACAAAGACTTTTTAAGGTCTATCAAATCTTTTTTCATAGAAGCGCGAATACGGGAATGAAGAACGTTCAACATTGGATTATGTTCCCTATATAATTTATAATATTCTCTTGGCGTACTCCAAGAAAGTTTTCCTTTCATGAATGATATCTTTTTCGCTCCCTCTTTTACCAATATGCCATTTTCTAACGCATAATCAATATCCTCTTGAGAAAGAATTATTCCATATCCCAATAATATTTTTATATCCGTTTTCTTTCTACTCCCAAAGTCGTTTTTAACAACCTTAACCTCCGAAATTTGAGCAACTTCTTCATCATCAATCTTATCGTGAGATTTTAAACTCATAGAAAGTCTAAGAGTAGGCATTAAAGATACCCATTCACCCCCAGTAGATTTACGCGTTGAGATTCCCATTGTACTTTGTTCATACTGATGATTAAGCATAACGAAGTGGATAATATTCGTATACATTTCCGACATTATAAATTTAGCAAATTTCTTTGCTTCCTTAGCAAATGCCATCATCTTCTCGTTCTTCAATTCAATATCCTCTACGTCCGTACCTCTTTGAAGTTCTTTGTCAAGTTTCTTTATATTTTCCTCCATGGTATCCAATTCGGACTTCGATAAGGTCGCGCCTAATGAATCCCAAAGGAAAAAGAACTTAGGAGTAATTTTTTCAGCCTTTAGAATTTCACGAGTGTCATTGATAAGTTTTTTAGTTTGAAGAAACATTGCTTCTACATACCGGATTTTTATGATTATAATTTGGTCAATAGGTAATCCCAATTGCAATGCGTAATCTTTATTATCACGGTTTTCGCTGGAAAGGATTACCGCTACTCCATCATCCGGATTTTCTTTCAAAAAATATTTCATTGCCATAAGTCCCAAAGTAGTTTTTCCACTCCGGCTCTTTCCTGCTATTTCTATAATTCCAGTAGGCAATCCAAAGGTACGTAGATTGTAATCCAAAGTGGGGCTACCTGTATGCGCCCAACTCTTTACTTCCATAAATCCGTCCTTATCGGAAAACTTTATTACATCCTCGCTGTTAAACCTCTTTACTATTTTATCGACAAAATTATTCTTCATGTTACGTGGAGATTAAAAAAGAGACAATAGCAGACTTTTCAGTATATACTATTGTCTCTCAAAATGCAAAATTAAAAAAACGCAATATTTGTATTAAAACTATTTGCCTAAGCGTTTACGGAGATCAGCCATTGACATTTTTGCGCGCGGTTTTTCTTCCTCTTCTTCATCTTCTTCTTCCTCCTCGTCACTATCTTCATCTCCATCCTCTTTCAAGGCTTCGCGGATAGCTTCGCGCAAATCATCATCGGACATTGATTTTTTGACTGAAACGTCTAAATCATTATCTCGTATATATTTCTTCAATTCGTTACGATCTAAGTCATCCAAACCATCATCCTCGTCACTATCCGCTTCTGATTCCTCCTCGTCATCTTCTTCATCCTCCGGTTCAGGCTCAGATTTTTTCTTTCCGGCTTTAGAAGTTTTCTTTGGCGCAGGTTTTTCTTCCTCCTCTTCATCGTCCTCGTCTTCTTCCGGTTCTACGACTTTCTTGGAAGTCTTTTTTGAAGCAACTTTCTTTTTAGGTTCGTCCTCATCATCCTCGTCTGAAGAATCAGCGTCATATTGCTCTTTTATTTCTTCTACGATCTCCAACCAACCCTCGTCTTCAAACATTTCCAAATCATTTTCCTCATCGAAAGTTTGCAAGCCCTCTAAAGCGCGTTCAAAATCTCTCATTTCGTAACGAGGAGTAAGTTCTGAAAGGGGCTTCAAGTTCATGAAATATTCTATCTCTTCATCAGTCAAAGGACGAGCGGAAACTTTTTTGGGGAAAGATACTTCATAATAGTTTTCACCTTTCTTTTTGTTTGGTTTTGAGAGTTTCTTTACCAATACAGGCAGTCCCTCATCCGGATCAGTAAACGGATCAACTTCAATTGGATCATCATCCTCTTCTGAGAAAGAAAGTTTATTCAAAGCGTCACGAACCATTTTCTTGAATTCCCAAACTTTTGCTTTCAATTCTTCGTCTGGATTAATCTCATCAGCATAGGCTAACCAAGTGAACTGAGCTCCAAATCCGTCTTGTCCAGTGAAGCAAGATAAGCGGTCAGAATCCTTTGACCATTTCTTCTTAGCGTACTTCATGAATTCATCGCAAATGTCTTTTTTCGTTCCTCCGTGAACCACTGAGTCGTTAACCGTACCGCGATAAGTATTGCCGTCTTGTCCGGTAAAAGTCAACCAATAGCACTTGCGCTTAACATAAAAATTATCTTCACCGGGATGAGCAGGGAAAATACGAATCTTAGTTGTTTTTCCATCTTCCAAACGTAAATACTCGTTGGAATTTTGAACACCGATCATTTCGTTGTCTTCATCTACTGTTTTTTTAAGACTCTTAATGGGAGTTGGCTTAAGTTTTGATCTAAGATCAGATGCTCCCTCACTTTTTGAAGTTTTTTTAGTTGCCATAAATATAATATAAATTAATCAATTAGTTTTTTAGTTCTCTTCACTAAAATCCCGTTAACGCGCCCCTCAATAACAGAGTCCGCTATATCGCTGGGTTGAACCGATAAGGAAAGTTTGTTGAGTTTTTCACTCTTATCTTTTGCCGACCAAAAGATAGAGTTTACATAATCTCTTATTTTTTGTTTATCTATCAAAGCCCGTCTTAAGGCTTGATAAGATTTTTGCATAGTGACATAGGAATTAACCGCATCAATGCTCGGATTCTTTCCGGACTGTTCACTAAGTATAACTCTGGCAGACTCCTTTAGTTTAGCTTCCGTAACTTCCAAGTTTAATTTCGCTAAGGCAACTTGACTTTCCGACTCCGCCAACATTTGTCCGAAGCGATTTACAATCACTGGGAAAGTTACCATTTCTCCAATAAGATTTGAATAATCAATCTTCAAAATAGCGTCTATATCGACATTTTCGTCAAATTCGTCAAAAATCAAAACATAAGTTTGACCGCCAATTGTTATTACTTTTTTCTGCATACTTCCCTAAGATTTATTCTTCATCATCGTTTGAAACAGACTTTCTGTAAACCCTTGGCTCATTCTCTTCCTTTTGAGCATCTAAGATGTGAATACCTATTACGGCATATCCTATTATATCCTGTAAAGTATCGCGAATGCTTTCAAAGTTAGGTTCTTTGCCCTGCATACTGTTTTCTACCATATTCCGGTATCTACGTACCTTATCCCAAAGATGAACCATATTGCCGTTCAATCCCAGATCAAAAGAAGCGCCTTTATAGTCAGCATTCTTTTTTACCAGCAAATCGCTCATGCCATTGAAAATGCCATTGATACTCTCTTTGGTCATCTCCTTTCCTTGTTCTTTATTCATTTTTTAAATGTTTTAAAAGTTTTAAATGTTTTCTAATTCACTGAAATCCATATTCGTATTAGGAAAATGAAGTTTCAAATCTTTTATCAAAATCTCTTTTGCTTTTAGAATGTTTGCTTTCGCCCTAAATAACAATTCTTCAAAATCATTATTGCCTAATTTCATTTCACGTTTAATGAACATAATTAAAGCTAACCAATCACATAGTTTCGCAAAACTCCTTACAGGATCAGAGCAAGCGCAAATCATTCCCCACATCATACGTGACGAATCCGTGTCGCGATTATATTCGTCAACTTCTCCAAATTCATTCAACGCAATATGCTGAGTAAGGGCGTTTAAGCATCTTATAATTTCCTCTCCGTTATAATCATTGTACTTAGTTTCATGAGACATGTCTCGTAGAATCAAGGTCTCATCCCAGTCGTGAAGAAGCGCCCTTGTAACAACGTCTAACTTGAATTGAACTACTATCGGACTTTTATTGTTTCCGAATATATCTTCCAATAGGACGCGTGCAAATATTGCTACTTTGTAGGAATGTTGACTTACGCTTTCTTGTTTAAATACGTCTTTCTCCTGCCACTGTATGATATTATCAAGACGCTGGAGATACTTACCATTAAAAATTTTGCTTAACATAACCCTTTTTATTTATGATACTATATAAATCTTTGTCTTATCGTCAGAGTAAAGAACCCTTTGATTTTTGAACTTATCTTTCTTTACTCTCCCCGAAATGGCAACTACTCTATTTTTGTAATTTTCTATACTTTCCGGTAATCTCTCTACGGCATCTGGCCAAAGTGTAACGGGAATGATCGTATTATTGCAATCTATATTCACGCTAACCATAGTGCCGTTTTTAATTTTCCGTTCAACGTAATATATTAACTTGCCTGCTATGGTCACTTCGCTGCCCTCCTTGACGTTTCCGAACTCGAAGTCGTTCACGAATAACTTAGCAACCCTACGATTGGGGATAGCGTCACGAATCATGGTTTCATAATCTACTTCTCCGAATCCGGTTAAACGTCTTTGTTCAAATACCCAAAATGAGTTTGTTTCTGACTCTGGAGTTTGATATTGCGGAGGCATCTGAGCTTTCTTTCTATCCAAATACCAAGCTAATAGTTTTTTACGTTCACGTGTATTTTTCAAATCCTCTACTACATCAAAAGCGCCGCTGATAATCAAGTTCTCAATTACAGTCTTATTAACTTTGGACGGAACGCGTTCTACAAACTCTTCCAATGAGAAAAACCGTCCATGCGCTTCCCTTTCCCCTATTATTAGAGGAACAACTTTATCACCAACGTGTTTGATCTTAGTTAGACTAAAGAAGATTCTTTGTTCCTTTGGATCGCAAGTGAATCTCGTTTCAGAGAAATTTATATCCGGGGGACGTACTTCTATCTCAACGCCTGTTTTCTTCAATTCGGCAAGGCGATAAGGTATTTCAGATTCTTTAGCAAATTGTAACGAAGTAGTCCAAAATTCCAAGGGGTAATTAACTTTCATATATTGGCTCCAATAAGACATGATAGAATATGCTGCTGCGTGACTCTTATTAAAACCGTAACCACTAAAAGCTAATAACTTATCCCAAACATTTTTAGCATATTCCTCTGGGTTAGGAATGTCATGATCTTTTAACAACTTTATGTAACCCTCCTTGAATTTCTCTCCAAACGAGCCCAAAGTTTTTACGTCCTTTTTCTTTATCGTAGTTCTAAGTATATCCGATTCTACCTCAGTCAATCCGGCTACTACTACGGCTTTCATAATTTGTTCTTGATAAACATAAAGTCCAAACGTTTCACGCGTTATTTCCTCCATGCCAAAATCAAATTTAGGTTTCCTTTTCCCGTTTTTAATTTCAGCAAAATCGTCATGAGCTCTCAATTCCATTGGTCCCGGACGAAAGAGAGCAGTCATTGCTATGAGTTGAGCTAACGTATCCGGCTTAACTTGACGACAATAGTTCATAAGTCCTTGCGTACCGAACTGAAATACGTCTTCATTCCATCCTCTACGGAAGAATTTGAACGTTTCTTCATCATCTAAGGGTATTTCATTCCAGTTGATTTTCTTGTCCGTATTACGCTGAATTAACGTCTCCATATCTTTGAACTTATCCAATTGATTAAGTCCTAAGATATCCTCCTTTAGAAAGCCTGATTTATCAATGTACTTACCCTCCCATTCAGAAACAAGTACGCCATCGATCATCTTTACAGGCATCCATTCCCATATATCCGTTTCCTGATCTTTGCCGTCTACGGTATGTTTAGGTACAATGACAACGGCTGATGGATGGACGGAAGCCGAACGACACTGTAACAAACTATACTTCGTTAAATGAACTATATCGGGATTATCTTGAACGAACTTGAATAATGCTTTAGATCGACTTGCATACTCAATTAAATCTCCCCAAGTGTATTCTATTTGATCATCTATGTCTTTTGTTATCTTATTCATAGTATCAAAAGGAATACCCTTAACTTTCCCAAAGTCCTTTAAACAAGTCTTCAATTTCATTCGCCCATACGTTCCGATCGAACAAGTGTAATCATAGCCGTACTTTTGTTTTATGTAATCCTTTACCGCATCCCGATATTCTGTGGGGAAATCGACATCTATGTCCGGTAGCGAATCCGCGCTTTTTGCCCTCTCTCCCGAAACGCGCGTCTCGTTCAAAAATCTCTCGAACATAAGATCATACTTCAATGGATCTACATCTGTAATATGAAGACAATATGCTACTAAACTACCACAAACTGAACCTCTACCCGTTCCGACCATTATGTCATTACTCTTACACCAATTTATAATATCCCAAAGTATCATAAAATAGTCTACCAAGTCATTAGGAACAATTACTTTACATTCCGTTTCCAAGCGTTTCATATAAACGTCAAACTCCTTTTCTGGCAGACTTCCTAAACGCTCAGATACACCCTTTTCCAAAACTTTAAAGAACAATCCGGTAGCATCCTTAACTTCAAATTTCGGTAGTTTACGCTCTCCGGACGGAATTTTGAATTCAATTTCTTGAGAAAGACTAACAGCGTTTTCTATACCCTCCGTTATTACTTCAAACAAAGGTTCCACTTCATCTAACCAATCTATGTAAGCATTGAATGTATCTCGACAACTTTTGAAATATTGGTCTTTAGCTTCTGGCATTGCTTCGCCTAAAACTGCATTGAGAGTTTTCTTCAATTCACTCATTTCCCGATCTAAATAATACGAATCATTTATCAAGATCGGACGAACGTATTTTTGATATTTAAGTATGTAAGTATCAAGATTGGAAAGGTGTTTTTTGAATAAAGTCTCTGATACGTATTCAACTGTATCAATTTGATAAAAGACTTTTGAAAATTTCTTCTTGTATGTCTTGATTAGTTTCCTAACCGTTTCCGGCTCATCTTTCAAATAATTGACTTCTGATTCCTTTGGAATAACGAGTGCCAAACCAGAGCCGTATTTATACAATTCATAATCGGGAATAAACCCACGATAAGTTACATTTACGGCTTTATTGATTTGTAAGAGATTCAACCATCCCTCAAAATTCAATACGTATAGTTTAAGTTCAAAGGTTTCTTGGTTGGTCTTTTCAGCATCATATTCTTTTGCTACTACGACCGTTTCGCCAATAATAGATTTAATCCCTTTTTTATCGCAAAAAGTCTGAAAGGAGAGCGTGCCTGCTAAAGTATTCTTATCACAAATACCTAATGACTTAATACCCATAAACGCGGCTTTCTTCACCCAAGTTTCGCACCCTCCGCTTCCATTCAATATTTCATACTCTGAGTGAACTCCCAGATGAACGTAATCGGTTATAAATTCCTCGCTCGTTTTACCAAGATATTTAAAATCATTAAATTGAGGTTTGAAGATTACTTCATTATAACGGTTCTTGTCTTTTACGATAGCCGAATAATAAAATTTCTTGCCGAACTCAAACAGAATGTATTTAACCTTACCCTCGTCCAAAAGATCAAATTCTTCATCTGAAAGAAGAAACGAGAAATCCTCATCAATTATCTTTCCGTCAAAGGGATGTAAGTATAAAAAATCTCCAACTTCCTCGATAGAAATAATATCAGAACCCTCCAAAGAAGATTCTGATACTACTAAATTATTTTCCTTTACCCAAAGGCTCAATTCTTCCGTCATAACTTTCCAAGATAATCATGTTTCATTGGAATAGTTAACCTTGATGCAAAGAAATTCTTAGCTAATATTGCAATATCCCAATCGTGCGCACCCTCTGCTTCCATGAGCTCTATTTCAGATATAGCCGTTTTCCTAATAGCATCTTTTTCTTCTACCGACTTGCAAACCTTGTTTTTTTGCTTGTATTTAACGTAAATACTTAATAGCCTATATACGTTATGGAAGAAGTGAGAAAACTCTTGTAATTGCTTTATTTCATCTTTGTTTACTTCTCCACCGCGTTGATCTTCCAAAAGATTACGGATAATTAAATCAAAGTAATAGTTTATTTCTATGAACTTATTTGTAGGAACATCATGAGAAAAATTGAAGTCCATAGGTTTTTCCTCCGCTGGAGTAGATTCATAAAGAGATCGACCGCCGCCTTTCTCAAATTCCTCGTCCATTTCATCCGCCGTACCATTCCAATTGTAAATATGAAGACTTTGAGAATTATGAGTTTGAGTCCCCAACTCTATTCCCAAGCAAGAAGCTATAACTTCAGATAGGAAACTGAATTGGAATACGTTCGTTGGAAGTCCCCAATGCAAGTCGTTACTCCGATTAGCTATTGTAGTTATTAGTTTTCCGTTTCTAATTTTGAACATAACTAAATCATTGCAAGGTATATCACGCGATTTACTCCCTAAATCTAAAACAGGATTCCAAATCGACATAACGACTTGACGACTATTTGGATTACCATATAAAATCCTAATAGCTTCCAAAACTTGATCAAAACCTCTTTGAACAGAAACGTTTGAAGAAAATGGATCATCAGAACGAGAACCCCAATGACGTAAACGAAAACCGTATGGCGCATGAAATACAATTCCATCATCGCTAAAGTCTTTCATACGAGAATTAAAGATATTCAAGAATTCAACGTCGCTTCTTCCGCTTACTATCCAAATCGCTTCGGCAAGAAGAAAGAATACATTAATATCTCTACCATAACCTCCTGTGCAACGCTTGTAAGGATTTGTTATAATAGTTTTGACATCCAGTAGTTCTTTTACTTCCCCGTTCCGGCTTTCTTCTAAATCCTTATTGTTAAGAATGTAATTGTTAATAACCGGGTAAATAATCCCAAAATTCTCCGCTTTTGCTACACCATAATCTGGTATGAAACAATTAGTTTTAGGTAAAATATTATCTTTCATTTTCTAATTTATTTTCTTTACTTTATAACTTTGATAGAGAATAAAAAAGAGTCACCGTTTCTCAACGACAACTCTTCATTTGGCAAAATATGAATAAGAATGTATGATTTCAAAAAGAGAGATGGCGGCAAGTTTTCGATTGGGGATGTTTTGCAGCACGTTATGAGTTATGAATTTGAAGCCTTGCCGTTTTTCTCTCTTATTTCTTAACTGTTTTCTTGATGACCTTTCCTTTCTTAACAGGTTTCGGTGCTTCTTCCATTTCCTCCTCTTCATCTTCCTCTTCTTCCGGCTCTACGACTTTCTTGGAAACGGGCTTTTTGACGGCTTTCTCTTTCTTCAAGTTGTCCTCCATTTTCTTGCGGTTGTCACCCAATTTCTTGTCTACCGTCTTAACCATACGTTCCATATCCGGAAGTAATGTTTCAATGATCTCGATCAATTCTGAGCTTTCTACGCTCTTCAACATTGGAGCACCTGACCAACATTTTTCGAATTCAATTTCGGCTTTCTCCAAAATTTCGTCCTTACCGTTGAACAACAGAAGATAGACGTTGCATGTCATAACGGCTTTCTTTCCCTCGCCTTTTACAAAGCAATTTTCAACCCCAATAATGCTACGATTAGAATTTTTGCCTTTGTACTTGATAGTAAGCCCTGCAGCAATCCATGCGTACAAATATTCGCTTTCTGGGAAATACTTCTTCAGAAAATCGAACGCTGCGCGATCTTCTTCGTTGTTTTTAGGATTTAATCGCGTTCCTTTTTTGGTAGCTGCTTTTTCTGCCGGTTTAGCAGTAGTTTTCTTTGCTTCCTTAACTTCTTTCTTCGCTACTTCCTTTTTTGCTGTAGCTGCTTTGGAAGCCTTTTTAGGTGCGGGTTT